GACCCGCGCGGTCATCAGGAAGAACGAAGCCGCTGGAGCCGCCGCGTTCTTCAGCAACCAGGACACGGTCAGCGTCTCAGCCCTGAACCAGTCGATCAAGGAGGAAGTGGTCAGTGCGGACATCATGCAGCAGCTGTTGCAGCACCGGCTGACGAAGACCATCCCCTGGTTCCAGGTCGTGCAAGGAGGATTGCAGGACGCGCAGACCATGGGCGCCTGTGTCGCTCACATCTATTGGGACTACAGCACCCGTAAGGATGCGAAGGGCGAGCTCACGAAGCTGCGTGATCAGCCGAAGGTCGATCTTCTGGCACTGGAGAACCTGCGCATCGATCTGTCCTGTAACTGGATGGACCCGATCAACACCTCCCCTTACGTGATTCAACTCATCCCCATGTATGTCGGGGATGTGAAAGCGCGCATGAGTGGACCCAATCCCAAGGGTCAGCGCTGGTACTACTACGACAATACCTACTTCAGGCCTGAGAACCCGGACGACTCGACTCGTACGGCACGCTTAGGAAACCAACAGGATCCGACGCAGCAAAAGCGCAGTGTGAGCGATTACGACATCGTGTGGGTGCATCGTCACATCCATCGCTGGGACGGGACGGACTACGAATTCTACATGTTGGAGTCCGAGCACTTCCTGACCGATCCAGAACCGCTGGAGAAGACGGTATTTCACGGCCAGCGTCCGTACGTCATGGGTATTACCATCCTGGAAACCCACAAGCCGATCCCCACCAGTGTCCCTAAGTTGGTGAAGGGTCTGCAGGACGATGTGAATGAGCTCAAAAATCAGCGTTTCGATAACGTGCGATTTGTCCTCAACAAAAGATGGTTCGCGAAGCGTGGTAAAAACGTGGACCTGGCATCACTCGTTCGCAACACGCCAGGCGGCATCACGCTTCTTGATGACCCTGAGGGAGACGTCAGAGAAATTACATGGCCCGATGTCACCGCGTCCGCGTACCAGGAAGAAGACCGCAACACCCAAAGCTTCGACGATCTCATTGGCAACTTCAGTTCCAGCAGCATCCAGATGGCCCGAAGCGCGCGAGAACCCGCCCGTGCGATGACCCTGTTACAGGCCCCGGCCAACATCCTGACCGAGTACCTGCTGAAGACCTATGCCGTCACCTTCGTGCAACCTGTTCTTCGTCAACTCGTGCTGTTGGAGCAGCACTACGAGACCGATGAGACCATCCTTGCGATTGCAGGCCAGAAGGCCAAGGCGTTCCAGAAGTTCGGTATTGACCGGGTGACCGATGACATGCTGGATCGGGAGCTGACGGTGAACATCAACGTCGGTATGGGCGCTACGGACCCGGTCACGAAGCTGCAGAAGTTCATCCTCGCCATGCAGTCCTTTGCGCAGATTGCCGTGAAACCGCCGCCAGGAGTGAACCTGGAGGAAGTGTTGAAGGAGATCTGCGCGCTATCCGGTTATCAGGATGGTGAGCGGTTCACGCTGGGCCAGAACCCGGAGATGATCAAGTTGCAGCAGACTATCCAGGGTTTGAGTCAGATGGTGCAGAAGCTGAAGATGCACGCCCAGGACAAGCACGAAGCGAACGTGGTCAAACTCGTCACCGCGCGGGAGAAGATCCATGGCGATCTGGCCAAGACCGCTTTGCAGCACAAGCACGAGAACCTGCACCTGTATGCACAGCACTTGATGGACCTTGAAAAGACTGAGAAGGAAGGCGACCAGAAGGCTGCGTTGTCGACACAGGATGCGGGGGAAGCCTCGGCTGCTGCGGAACAACAGGCGAAGTTGGCCCCGCCCCCGGCTAAAGCCCAGAAATGAGGCCCCGCGACCTCGATCCGAATGACGAGCGTGTTGAGTTGGCGCGCTTCGGCAAAGAGGTGGAGATCTTCCTGGACTCCGCCATCGGGCAATTCATGATGCAACGGGCGCAGACCGTATCCGAGGATGCCACCACGCAACTGGTGAAGCACGCGCACACGTTGGAACGCGATGAGATCCGTAATCTACAGATGCTCATCGGCTTCGGTGACAGCTTCAAGGGCTGGTTGACCGAAGCGGTGATGCAGGGCCACGCAGCCATTGAGCTACTGAAGGAAGACGACCATGGCGGATGAGAAGAAGAAAGACGTCATCAGCGAGGAGACCCGGCGCGAGCGCGAACGCCTTGCTGCTGAGGCTAATGCCAACCGCAACAAGGAGCAGCTGGATCGCAGGAACGCCATTGCCGACAGTGCCGATGAGGTCCGGGCTGCGGACTTCGAGGACTTCAACCCGGATGAAACGAAGGACGAAACCGAGCATGCGGGAACCGAGACCGAAGAGAAAGTCGTTGCGGAAGCGCAAAAGGTCGACCGCGAGCTAGATGAGGCGCGCGATGCGGGCGCCGATGACATTCGCGTCACGGACGGCAAGACACAATACCGCACGGTCGTGAACGGCAAGGAGCGATGGCAATCCTTGGCCGAACTTCGGGCAACGGCGCAGAAAGTGGAGTCTGCGGACGAGTACTTGCACACCGCGAAGGAAACCTTTACAAAGGCTGCGCAGCTTGCGCCATCCGAAGAGAAAGCTCGAACGGACGCGGAAGCTCAGGCACGTCGCACGCGCCTGCGGGAGACCCTCAGCCGAGCAGTCATGGGGGATGATGAAGCGCTCGATGCGTTAGCACAGAGCATTGATGAAGGGCCATCCAGGGTGACTCCGGACGTCCTTCAGCTCGTGGATCAACGTGTAGATGGGCGGATGACGTTCAGGCAGGCCGCAGCCTGGTTCGATCAGGAGTATGCCGAGGAACTCAAGTCCCCGCGACTCAAGCAGTACATCGTGACGCGAGACTCTCAGGTTGCCGCGGAACATCCAGAGATGCCCTTCAAAGAACGGCTGAAACTGGTAGGCGATGAAGTGCGAGAGATGCGTCAGGAACTGGGTGGCTCAGTGACCCCGAAGTCAGCCAAGCAGGCCCGCAAAGAGTCGGCTGCTCCTCCCGTTCAAGCTGCCCAGTCCCGCCAGAGACAGGCTCCCGAGGACGAAGAGGAAGGTTACGAGTCCGCCATCGAGAGGATGGCCAAGGCTCGCGGCCAGGCCGGAGCGCACAAGCACTAGGGGTCACCATGGGTGGCTCCTCGGAGTCACTCGATGGCAGGTCAAGTCTGGTCCGTCAATTCCCAGGGCGGATTTCTCTACGCACGACAGCTTTCAAACGTTCTGCGCGCCGCGGTTCAACCGCTGGTGAAGTTTCGGCAGTTCGCCGACGTTCACGACATTTCCCAGCAGGGTAAGAAGAAAGGCGACACGTTCACCTGGGATGTGTTCTCGGACGTGCAGACCGCCGGTGGTGTGCTGACGGAGACCAATACGGTCCCGGAGACGCAGTTCACGATCACCCAGGGTACTCTGACCGTCACCGAAGTGGCGAACAGCATTCCCTACTCCGGCAAGTTGGACAACCTGTCGAAGTTCCCCGTCGAGGACATCATCAAGAAGGTCCTGAAGAACGACGCAGTGAAGACCTTCGATCGCCTCGCCTGGACGCAGTTCAACCAGACTTTGCTGCGCGCGATTCCGGTGGGCGGCAACTCGGTCAATGCCATCTCCCTCTTCACCAACGGCACCGTGACGGGCACGAACTCGATTGCGTATTCGAACGCGCATGCGAAGGCGATCTGCGATGCGATGAAGGAGCGCAACATTCCGGCCTACATTGCGGACGACTACTATAGTCTGGCCTGGCCGACGACGCTGCGGACGTTCAAGAACGCGCTGGAGACGATCCATCAGTACTCGGACACCGGCTTCAACCTCATCATGAATGGGGAGATCGGCCGCTACGAGAACACCCGGTACATCGAACAGACCAACATCGCCAAGGGCACGGGTACCGATGGGGTGACCACCACCGCGTGGGTCAACGGCCAGTCGGACTGGATCTTCTTCTTCGGCAATGACACCGTCGCAGAAGCGATTGTGGTTCCGGAGGAGATGCGCGGCAAGATCCCCACCGACTACGGTCGCAGCAAGGGCATCGCGTACTACTATCTCGGAGGTTTCGGCATCGTGCACACGCTGGCGCAGAACGTGCGCATCGTGAAGTGGGACTCGGCGGCCTAACGGTTTACAGGTTGGCGCCGGGACCTTCTCCCCGGCGTGCTGCGGCCAAATAAGGTGGGAGAGGTCCACTAAGGATCGATCATGGCAACTCAGATCAATAGCACCTCGAAGTCGATGGGCTACGACCATCCGGCGTACACGGCCCGTCAGGCCGCTTTCTTACTGCGCACCGCGGGTGCAAACGGCGTGTCGGCCAAGTACGTCGCGCACGCCAACCTGCTCGCCTTCTCGATGACCGCCAACACGCTGGTCATCGGCAATGCGACCTCGGTTTATACCTTCACCGGCCCGAACGGGTCCGGCACAGTGGCTGCGGTTTCCGACACCGTTCAGCTGGTGGTGATCGTCAACACCGCCGCTCCCGGTGTGACGGTTGCGCTGGCGACCACCACGTATGGTCCGTACGCGATTTATGGGCAGTTCGGCTCGGCGGGCGGCACTTACACCAACCAGGTGGGTCAGATCTCGCAGATTCAGCTCGCGACTTCTTCGGGCACGGCGGGTCTGGGCGGCGTGTCGATTCCCCAGGGGGCGCTGTTCTATATTCAGGGCGGCACCGACACGGCGGCATCCGAGGCCATCACACTCGACTACCAGATCGTTCCGGGCGCTGCGGTCACCGCATAAGGAGTTCCCATGAAGATGTACGAAAGTCCTCAGGTGTCCTCGGACGAGATGGCAACCAAGAAGATGGGCGGCAACGCTCCGTCGAAGGACGATGTCGTCAAGTCTGCCAATGCGCGCGGAGGCAAGCGGCACGAGGTGCGCGGCAGTGCGTATGCCGACATGAACGTGTTGCCCAGCTCGGGCGGGGAAACCCTCGACAAGGCCGGCATCCACAACGAGGGGTACCTGGTGAAGAAAGGCACACCGTGGGGCGTGAATGCGATGTTCAATTCCCTGCCGCCGGGCATGGACATCGAGGATCAGGAGCTGACCGATCAGAGGAAGATGGAGCTGAAGACGGTGACCGCGTTGGGCTATCCGGGCGACGGCTGGACCTGACATGGGCATCGTGCAGGAAAAGTTCCAAGTTACCCCGCCGCAGAATCGTAACGACGAGGAACGCGGCTGGGTGACGGACAAGTCGGTACGCGTGAAAAAAGGGCTGCCGGGGCGCGAGGGGCGATCTGGCGGCGATCCGGGCTCGCGCACCATGAACAACGCGGTGTTCTACGGCAGCACACCGCCGGGCACGGACATTGAAGACCAGGAACTCACCGACCAGCGTCAGTTCCCGATGCGCATGGCGAGCGAGGGCGACGTCACCCCGGACTACAGTCAGAAGGCCATGAAAACCGGCTTCACCGCGCACAAGTGCTGTCCGACGGATGATGAGTATTCAAACTCCCATACAGACGCCTTTTATGATTCCGTGAAAGTTGATGGAGTTGAGGCGTTCTGTGAGCGGAATAACATGCTCGACCGTTTATGATCTACGCGCCTGCGGCCGGCCCGACTGGAATGGGAATTCGATTCAGCGGGTCTTTGGTGGTGGTCACCGCAGGCACCCCGGGCGCTGTCAATGCACTGTGGGACTGATTCGGATTAGACTGCAGGCCCCCACTGCGGAGCTTCCGATATGCAGCCACAGAAAATACTCAAAGACGAATATGCCGAAGACGGCAAGACCCGTCTGTTCAATCCCAGCAAGCCGCACGCCCTGATCTATTCAGACGGCCATTCGGAAGCGAAGTACCTGCAGGATCATCAGTACTACCGCGGCGATCGCACTCCGATCGAGGGCATGCTCCAGAGGAAGAACGATCCGCCGAAGCTGCAGGTGATCGAGACCACACCCGAAGAAGTGGCGGTGACCAAGCGCGTCGACAAGCTCGAAGCCAAGGTGGATGACCTTCAAACCGGCATTGCGCAAATCCTGGCGATCCTGGCCGCGAAGGAGCCTGAGAAGGCGAAGAAGTGACCTGGCGCATCGACGGGCCCCAGGGGGACGAAGCCGGCAAGATCGCCTGGGAGCTGCCGAAGTGGACGCGCGGGCGCGGGCTGGATTTGGGCTGCGGCCCCAAACAGACCTATGCGCATTTCATCCGTGTCGACAATCTCACGGACGCACGGCTTTTCGGGCAGTACATCAAGCCGGACATCCGAGTGGACACCGCTGAGGATCTGTCTGTCTTTAGCTCTGAGAGCATGGACTTCGTGTTCTCTTCCCACCTGCTCGAGCACATCGCTCCTGAACGGGTCGTCAAAACATTGAAGGAATGGCTGCGGCTGATCAAGATCGGCGGCTACCTCGTGTTGTATCTGCCGGATGAGGATGAGTATCCTAAGTGTGGAGAAGCCGGTGCGAACCCGGATCACAAATGGAACGTGAATCGCGACCGACTCATTGCCTACATGGAGAAGGCTGGTCCGTGGGACTTGGTCGACTTCCAGAAGCGCAACGAAGGCGATGAGTATTCGCTCTTTTTCGTGTTCCAAAAGAAGCACAAGGGCCAGACGCATTCGTGGAAGCAGCCCAAACCCGCGAAGACCTGTGGTGTGGTGAGATACGGAGCATTCGGGGACCTGCTGCAAGTCTCCTCGGTGTTGGCTGCTCTCAAGAAAGAAGTCTGGCACATCACCTTGTATACGAGCCCCCCGGGCAACGATGTGATTCTGCACGACCCGAACATCGATGATTTCTACCTACAGGACAAAGATCAGGTACCCAATGCCGCCCTCGGGCAGTTCTGGGACTGGCAGAAGAAGAAGTACGACAAGTGGGTAAACTTGTGCGAGTCGGTCGAAGGCACCTTGCTCGCCATGCCGGGGCGACCGCTGGATAACGCCAACCCGGTCGCTCGGCATTCGATGATGAATCGCAACTATGTCGAGTACCAGCACCTACTCGCGGGAGTTCCCTACGAACTCAACATGCGGTTCTACTCGACACCGGATGAGCAGACGTGGGCACGCACGGAGCGCCAGAAAATGGGCTCCTTCTGTATCGTGTGGGCTCTTGCAGGCTCCTCCATCCACAAGGTTTATCCGTGGATGGACAACGTGCTCGCCGCGCTCATGCTGGAATTTACAGACATTCATGTCGTGTTGGTCGGAGGAGAGGCCGCTAAGATTCTGGAACAGGGCTGGGAGAAGGAGCCGCGTATTCACAGACGCTCCGGTGCCTGGAACATCCGGCAAACACTCTCGTTTGTAGAAGCTTGTGACCTGGTGATTGGGCCTGAAACCGGCGTGCTGAATGCGGCCGCTCAACTACCGATGCCGAAAGTGGTGTTTTTGAGCCATTCCACCCACGAAAACCTGACCCGCGATTGGACCAACACGCACGTGTTGGCCTCCAAGAATACAGTCTGTCCCGGCAGAGGAAACAACGAGGTTCCGGCCTGTCACCAACTCCACTATGATTGGAGTCGCTGCAAAAAGGGCACCGCAACCCAAGTGGAGTATCAGGGTAAAGTCGATTCTGCGATTGCACAATGTCAGGAAGACATCAGTGCCGAGGAGACCTTCAAGGTGCTCTGGCACTGTATCACCTGGGCGAAAGAAGAGCGGCCGAAACTGGCCTTGGTGCGATAAATGGCCCTCTCCAACAGTTTCAGCTTCACGGTCGTACGCGATGACATCATCCGCGAGTCCATGCTGAACATCGGCGCCATTGGTGAATCTGAAGTCCCCACGGCTCAGGAAGTGACCGACTGCGCACGCAAGCTCAACATGTTGGTCAAGCAGTGGATGGGGTCGCTCGACTTCGCTCCGGGACTGAAGATGTGGAGCCGGCAACGAGGCGATCTGTTCCTGTCCTCGACCACTGGGCAGTATGCAATTGGGCCCGGGGGCACGGCCTGGGCTGGTGGGGTTGCAGCCTTACCGGGGCAGAATTTCGGTACTGATCAGACCATCGCCAATGCCATTGCGGGGGCAACCACTATCAACGTCGGTGTGGGAAGCACAGGCAATTACACGGCAGCGGACATTGTGCTGATCCAGTTGAACTCCGGCGCTCTGTACCAGGCCACGATCACCTCCATCAATGCCGGTGCAGGCACGTTCGTGATTCCCGCTCCCGGCCTGCCCTCGGCCGCGGCGGCGAACTCGTACCTCTTCAACTACACCACCCAGGCTCAACGGCCGGTGCAGATTCTGACCGCGGTGCTGCGCGACACGACGAACATCGACACGCCGCTGAATGTCATGACCTTGCAGGACTATGAAATCTTGCCCACCAAGGCGAGCACGAGTTCACCGGCCGATCCCACGGCGATCTACTATGAAAGCCAGTTCGCCAACGTCACGAACGTGAACGGTCCGGGTCAGCTATACACCGATTGCGGGGCCGCCCAGGATGTGACCAAGCACATCCACATCGTGTACTTGCGCCCGATCATGGATTTCGTGAACCCGGGAGACAATCCGGAGTATCCACAGCAGTGGTATCGCCCCCTGTGCTGGGGACTGTCGCGGGAGATCTGCGGCATGTTCGATGCTGATTGGACGAAAGACATGGACCTGAACTATCGCGAGGCCATGGCCATGGCACGGGAAGCGGACCCGGAGACCACGAGTTTCTTCTTCATGGCGGATGCGGACCAAGCGTGAAGGTCGCCGCCCTTTTTGGAGCGAGCACCGGATCTAAGAGTTTTGCGGTCACCCGCCAGCGCCGGCTGAATGTCTACTTTGAAGATCGTCGGGACGGGGACAAGACCAAAGTAGCCATTTATGGGACGCCGGGACTCATTGCCCAGTTCACCACGCAGACCTCGTTGGGACTGCCGCTGCGAGCCTTTCAGGGGACGGAAAGCTCGCTGTACCTGGTGGCCTATAACCAGTTCCAGTCGGTAGATTCACTGGGCAATCCCTTGTTCACGGGCACGCTGAACACCAGCGCAGGTCCGGTGTCCATCGCTTACAGCAGCACTCAAGTCCTCATTGTGGATGGGTCAACGGCGTATCTGTTCACCCGCGCGACGGGGGTCTTTGCTCTGGTGAGCAGCTTCCCTGCGATAGGAGCCAAAACCTCTACATTCGTTGCCGGATTCTTTGTGGCAGAGCAGCCCGGAACCCAGAATTTCTGGGTGAGCAATGCCTTTGATGGTTCCACGTGGAACGCGTTGGCCTTCGCCGCCGCGGCATCCGACTCGGACAACATCCTCGCGGTCGACAACCTGAACGGTAACCTGATCATCTTCATGGAACAGGGCATGGAGTTCTGGCAGAACCAAGGACTGACTCCGCAGCCCTTTGCGCCGGTGCTCTCGGCCGCCAATCCGTGGGGTCTGGGAGCCATTTTCTCGCGCTGTCACATGACGGCGGCGAATGATCAGGATTCAATTGTGTTCCTGGGCGAAACCCGTGCGGGCACCAAGCAGTTGGTGCAAGTGGTGGGATTTTCCCCGAAGGTGATTTCCGATCCGGACACCGAATCGATCTGGAACAGCTTCGCGGTGAGCTCGGATGCGACCGCGTATACCTATCAGGTCGACACCCATCGGATGTATCAGATCAACTTTCCGTCTACCAATCGGTCGTGGATTTACGACGGATCGACGGGAATCATGAGCGAAGTACAGACCGGCCCCTCGGTCATTCCCTCCCGGCACACCGGCAACATCGGCACCTACTATGCCGGTCAAACCTTGGTGGCTGACTACGCGACTAACCTCGTGTACCGCCTGGACCCGAACGCCTATACGGATAACGGGGCGACCATCATTCGCCAGTTGATCACCCGGCACATCCTGTCGAATTTCAACCGCATCCGCATCAGTCTGTTGTACCTGGACATGGAAACCGGGGTGGGTTTGCAAAGCGGTCAGGGCAGTAATCCACAGATCATGCTGGAGTACAGCAAGGACAACGGACGTACGTGGTCGGCGCAGCGCTGGGCCTCCTCGGGCCTGGTGGGGCAATACCTCACGCGGGTGCTGTGGCGGCGGTTCGGCTCGACCCGGGATGCGACCTTTCGGATTACGCAGAGTGACCCGGTCAAGTTTGTGATCACCGAAGGGGCGATGAGGGTTAGGGAGCGTCCCAAACAATGAGTGGCTTATCACCCATTCCGACGGATCCGCACATCGTGGAGATCCAAGGAGAGCGTGCCGGCTATCTCACTCCGTTATACCAATCCTGGCTGCAGTCATTGCAATACTGGCTGTCGCCAGTGGGGACTTCGGGTCCGACTGCGAAGCGCCCGACCAAACAGTTGTATGTAGGGCAAGTCTTTTATGACACGACCCTCGGTTACCCGGTGTGGGTGCATCAGGTATCGCCTAGCATCATCTGGCACAACGGGGCCGGAGCGGCGGTATGAGGTACCTGCACCGGTTAGCCAGTGGGATCAATATGACGGGCTTGCGGATGCAGATCGCCCGCCAGAGGGATCTGTGGAAAGCTGACACGTACCTGCGCGACTACCCACAGGGGCCGTTCGAGGACGTTGAGACAATCTTCCTGCGCTTCCCGCCGTCGTCCGTCACCGAACTCGAACGCAGCGCCAAGGATCCGCATGAATGCATTTGGATGGACGGTGCGCTTCATCTACCCGCGGCTCGGCCCCTGATCTTCTCCTTGATGGGGACGGTGGAGGGTGAACGGCTGGGGCGGGTGATGCTCAACAAGATCCGTCCCGGAGGACGCATCTTTGCCCATGCCGATACCCCGATTCATGCTGAGTACTGGGATCGTTTCCACTACGTGGTGCAGTCCGCTCCCGGGGTCGTATTCAGGGTCGGCGATGAGCAGGTGCACATGCAGACTGGAGAGGTGTTTTGGTTCCAGAACCTCATTGAGCACGAGGTGCTCAACAACAGTGCCGAGGATCGGATCCATCTCGTGATCGACATCCGCTGCCAGCACCTGGGCTTCCGGGGTGAATTGCCCACGAGCCCGCTGTGATCACCTGGGGTGTCGAGCCTTTTGCGCCCTTCCTGGAAGAGGCCAAGGCGCTGTTCCCCGCGCACTGGCAAGAACTGGCACTCAACAAGGATGAGGTCCCTCTGGACCCGCAGTACGAGATCTATCTCGAGCGTGATCGCCGGGGAGAGATTCTCCTGATTGTGGGTCGATCTTCCGGGATCCTGGTGGGATATTTCGTGGGTTTCGTGGCGCCGGGGTTACACTATCGAGGCTGCCTGACCTTGACGATGGACATCTTCTATGTGAAGCCGGAGTGCCGGGGGCGGCAGGGACTGAAACTCTTTCGGGCAGTGGAAGTAGAAGCCAAACGGCGGGGAGTTCAGCGCATGTTCGTCGGGTCGAAATTGCACGCAGACGCTTCCTGGCTGTTCAGTAAGCTCGGTTACACCGAGGTTGAGCGGTACTACTCGTTGTGGATGGGAGTCTGATGGTCGCCGCCGCGGTCATCGGAGCTGGTGTCATTGGCGCAGTCGGCTCCAGTGTGGCAGGTAGTTCGGCCGCCAGTGCCACCCGCGATTCGACCAATGCATCGATCAATGCCCAGAATTCTGCTCAAGCCAAGCAGCAGGCCTTAAATGCCCCTTATGCCGCTATCGGTACGGGGGCGACCGGCAGCGGCGGAGCTATTGATCAATACCAGGATCTGCTGGGATTGGGGCCGAAAGGCTCCGCTGGGATCGAGCAGACCCTGGCGGCTACGCCCGGGTATCAATTCCAGCAACAGCAGGGCACCCAGAATACCGTGAATCAGGCCAGCGCCATGGGATTGGGGCTGTCTGGTAACACCCTGGAGGGGCTGTCGAAGTTCAATTCAGGCCTTGCGGACACGACCTACCAGCAAGCGGTCGGTAACGCCCAGAATGCAGTGACCATCGGTCAAAATGCGGCCGCAGGGACCGGAGCGGGTGTTTTACAGACCGGCGCGAATGTCGGCAATGCGTTGGTGAACCAAGGAAACACCCTGGCCGGAATCGACGCCAACACCATTGCGGGTATCACCAAGAGTGCGGGGAATACGGCTAATGGCTTGATCACTGCCAACACGCTCGCGGGATTGAACAATCCCAGCGGAGGCGTGGATACAGGGTGGATTTCCAGTCAAGCCAATAACACGATCAACAACGACCCCTTTATCAATCAGCCCATTACGTCGATTACGGGGTAGGTCATGGCATTCGATCCTTCTGTCATCTCCTCAATTCCTGATGGCGCCGGCAATCCGATCAAGGCCAAAGGGGATGCGTATACGCTCGCATCCCTGATCGATGATCAGCAACTGGGTCGGATGAAGCTGAATCAGGCGAAGTCCGAGCAGGAGGACTTGGGCAAGATCAAGGCTGTGTTGAACAAAGCCGATATCAGCACCTTCGAGGGCCAGAACAAAGCGGCGGAAGCGGCGACGCGCATCAATCCGAAGCTGGGCATGGACCTGCAGAGGAATTTCGCGCAGCGCCAGTCCGCACAGTACGAGAAACAGGACCAGGACCTGAAGATCTATGTGGTGCAACAGGATCACATCGCAGGGGCTTTGGACAGTGTGCTGGCCGAAGCAGACCAGCTGAGAAAGTCGGGTGCGTCCGATGCCATGGTGAACGCGACCATTACTAAATCCGTGCTGGGCGCAAAGGAGCAGTTGTCCAAGCAGACGCTCCCCAACGGGCAGCCGGTATGGAATGCATCCCTCGACAAGGCCCTGGCCGCAGGTCCCCTCACCTACGATCGCATCAAAGCTCTTGAGATGCAGTCCAACAAAGGCCAGGAACTGCTGAAGCAGCGCCTGGCAGAACGTCACCAGCAGGTGGGCGAAGCGCAAGAGACCGAGCGAGAGCGGCACGACCGTGCGATGGAGGCGAACGCCACCACCAAAACAGGCCTCACCAAGGCGAAAGCCGAACGTGATTCCTCCGGTGGACTCACGGACAAGGCGCGCGACGAGCTCGCCGACCAGGCCCTGACGGGGGATACCGGTGCTCTGGTGGGTCTGTCCAAGGCGGACAAAGCCTCCGTCAGGAATCGCATGGCCGATGTGGCCGAGATCCGCGGCTTGAAGGGCGGAGATGTGGCGGCCAAGAACGCCGAGTTCTTCGGTATCAAGGCCGGTGAACGTGCTTTAGGTACCCGTCAGGCGCAGATCGATACGGCTGCAAACGAAGCTGACAAGCTCATTCCGATTGCCTTGGAAGCCTCCGAGAAGGTCCCCCGAGGCAAGATGGTGCCGTGGAACAAGCTGTTCCAGATCGCCGAGAAGGGCGATTCGGATCCGAATCTGTATGCCTTCGCGCAGGCCGCCCGTTCACTTGCAAACGTGTACACCCGTGCGGTGGTACCCGGCGCGTCTGGAGTCGCGGATCGCGAAGAGTCCATTGCCAGCCTACCCATCTACACCGATCAGGTCAGCTTCAAGGCCGTGACCGACATCATGAAGAAGGAAATCGCCGCGGCCAAAGCCTCCCCGAGAGAAGTCCGACAAGGACTCGGGGAGAGTATTACGGGCCGAGATCCACAACCTATAGCCCCAGCGAGTGCCCCAGTCCCTGGTGCCAAGTCGGGAGAGGTGGTGCACTGGGATGACTTGAAGTAAATGGACGTCCAACTACCGGACGGCTCGATTTTGAAGGGCGTACCGGATGGGACGACCAAGGATCAGATCGCACAGAAACTCCAGAGCAGCGGACGTGAGGTTCCGAAGGAGTGGCTTACCCCGAAGGAAAAGCCTAATCGTCTCGTTGAGGGCGTGAAGAACGTCATCGACAAGGCGCCACTCATCGGCGGTGCTGAAGCGGGCAGTAACATACTGACTGGCGCCATAGCTGCGCCGGTAGCAGGTTTGGCGGGCATGGCGGCGGGCGCTACACATGCTTTGGGCATCACCGATACGCCAGCTGCAGATGTGGTGGAACGGGTACAAAGCGCGCTGACATATCAGCCCAAGACCACCGCTGGCAAGCTGACAACATCAGCGATTTCCTATCCGTTTCGAAAGTTGGCTGAGGGTGCCGACGTTGCGGGGCGAAAAACTACCGACATAACCGGCTCTCCTGCGGCTGGCGCGGCAGTTAACACCGCAATTCAAGCGATCCCGGCTGTCGTGGGGAAAGGCCTTGGTCGGCTACGTGGCGAAGCTGCGCAGACTGTGAAGATGGCTCCAGAGGCGGCAGCGCGAGACTATGTCACTCGCAATACTAATTTGGATTGGGATTCACTGGCTCAGGGTGCGAAAAAGACCCTCACTGAGATTGCTGGTGACGCCAAGAATCTCGACAAGCTCGACCCTCGTGCGGTTGAGCGTCAAGCCCGACTGGCCTCGCTACCTAAGCCAGTCCCCGCCACTCGCGGACAACTGAGCCGCGATCCGGTTCAGTTGCGCAACGAAGGGAATGTCTCAGCTACTGAGGCTGGCAAACCTATCCGTGAGATCTACCAGGAGCAGAACAAAGCTCTGCTTGAGAACCTCGATGTCCTCAAAGGCAAGGTGCGCGGTAAAGGAGCTACTCGTAGCGAAGCGGAGACTCCTGAACAAGTCGGGGCGTCCGTGCAGGATACTGCCCTGCGTGCAAAGGCGGCGACCTCCAAAGCCAACTACGATGCGCTGTATAAGAAAGCGCGTGCGACCGAACCAACCGCTCAGGTCTCAGCTGATCCATTACACGACTTCCTCGATAATAATCCTGAAGTTCAACACATGGGATTCCTGCAAAGCTGGCTGAAGAAGGCAAAGGTTGAAAGTACTGAAAAGACTGGTGGCACTACGGTCACAACTCGGCGTGGTATTTCGCTCGCTGAACTCGACGACTTGCGCAAGAAAGCGTCTGGCATCCGGGCTGCCGGGGGCACAGATGGTTATTACGCTGGCCGAGTAGTCGATGCAATCGACCAATCGATGCAGCAGATTCCCGCCGCTGCCAAGGCATGGAAGGCGGCCCAGCAAGCATTCAAAGAGCACAAGACACAGTTCGAGGAGCAAGGCGCGGTCGAGCGTCTGGTGACTGACAAGTCGCGCACCGATCGTTCGGTCGCATTGGAGGATACCTGGCGCAAAACTGTGCTGGGCGGTTCCATCGAGGATCTACGTAATGTCCAGCGTTCGCTGTTAACCGGAACCGAAGGTGCGACCCGAATCGCCGGACGTAAGGCGTGGCGGGACATACGGGCGCAGACTATTCAACACATCAAAGACGAAGCTAGTAAGTCTGTCACTCGGTTCGAGGATGGATCTCCCAACGTAACGCCTGCTTCCATGGAACGGGCCATCCGATCTATTGGCGAAGACAAACTCGAAGTGATTTTCGGTAAGGGTACGGTGCGACAGATCAAGAAGATCATGGAAGCCACTCGAGATGTGAAAACAGAGCCGCCTACCGGGTTCAAGGGTTCCCCCACATTTGCCAATGTGCTCGCGTTCCTGGAAAAGGGACTGAGCAAGATCCCGGTGCTGGGAGATACGGCGACAGGAGCCATCCGCGGTGTCGCTAAGCTCCGGGAGATGGGTCAGGCAGGTCGAAACGTCAGAGCAGCTCAGGAGACGCCTTTAGGCGCTGCCGAGAAGACGGCGAAGACCCAGAAAAAGCGGGCCGCTACTCGCTCGCATACGCTCGAATCGCTTCGTAAGGTCGGTGGCGCTGGAACGATCACATTGGGAGATCAACAGGATGAACGACCTTGATCTCGTGTGTTGCATTCGCCGCTGCGACCCCTACACCGTATGCGAGCAGAACCGACAGAATCCACAAGAAGACTAACATTTGAAGGTCCTAATTCTGAACATGGACAGTGTTGGCGAAGGCCTCGCATTCGCGGTGCGTGCCCAGCGGGCAGGCCACCAGGTGCGCCTGTGGCTCTCACCTGAGTGCAACCCTACCACCGGGGAGGGATTTAGGGGAGTGGATCGGGTCACAAACTGGCTGTCGTCCATGAGCTGGGCAGACTTGGTGTTACCCACCGGCAACCACGACTTCATGAAGAAACTGGATATGTTCAGGGCCAAAGGAGTGAAGGTGTTTGGTCCTTCGGTGGCCTCCGCAGACCTCGAAATCAAGCGAATCCAGGGGATGGAACTGCTAAAGAAGGTCGGCATCGAAGTCCCCGAATACAAGCAATTTAACTCATTGCAGGAAGCGGAAGCTCACGTCCGCAAGACCGAGGAACGGTATGTCTTCAAGACTCTGGGAGACGAAGACGACAAGAGCCTGTCATATTGTGGGAAGTCTCCCGCGGACATGATCGCGCGTCTGCAGCGCTGGCAGAAGTTGAAGTTGAACCCCAAGGGTCCGGTGATGCTTCAGAAGTTCATTCCCGGCGTGGAGATTGGCGTCTCCCGCTGGATGGGCGCAAAGGGGTTTATCGGTAAGTACAACGAGAACTTCGAACACAAGAAGTTCTGTTCCGGCAACTACGGCCCCAACTGCGGGGAAGCCGGAACGGTCATGAAGTATGTCGATCACTCCGCCCTCGGGAAAGACGTACTCGCCCCGCTAGAAAAGGAACTGGTGAAGCTGGGCCATCTCGGAGACGTCGATATCAACTGCATCGTGGATGAAGAAGGGCAGGCGTGGCCGTTGGAATTCACCTGTCGATTGGGCTGGCCCGCCGCCAACATCATGTGGGCCACGCATACGGGAGATCCGGTGCAGTGGATGTTTGACGCCTGTGAGGGGAAGGATACCCTCGAAGTAGACACCCGCCACGCCTGCGGGATCGTGCTCTCGATGCCCGACTATCCGTATTCGAAGATGACCAAGGCTGAGACGGACGGTGTGCCGGTCTATGGTGTTGGCAACGCGAATCGCAAGTTCATTGCCCCGCAGGCCGTCAAGATTTCCACCATGCCCGACATGGCCGGAGACAAGTTGGTCGAGAAGAAGACCTGGGTATCCACGGGAGATTATCTTGCGGTCGTGACCGGTGTCGGCAAGACTGTAAAACAAGCCTGCAAGCGTGCGTATGATGTGGTGAAGGACTTGCACGTTCCGGACCTGATCGTGCGCGATGACATCGGGGAGAAGTTGGAGGAAGAAATTCCGACCTTGAAGAAATTCGGATACGCCACGGAGTTCTTTTACTGATGGCCACCGTTTTCCTCTGCCCGATCTCAGCAGTATTCCAATATTTCACGGATATCGGGATCGTTCTCGCGGGCGGCAAGATCAACACGTATTTGGCCGGCACCACAACACCCACGGCTACCTATACAGACCAGACCGGCGTTACCCCGAATGCCAATCCACTGAGCCTGGGTAGCAACGGGCGATTGGTCGGTGTGCAGATCTGGCAACCGCAAGGGATTGCACTGAAGATCATCATCACGGATGCGAACAATGTCCAGTTGGGTCCGGTGTTTGACCAGATCACCGGCATCAACGATCCGACCACCATACAAACCGCGTATGCGAATCCTGCGGGCGGATCGGGTGCCGACCTGATAGCCAATGCCATGCGTTCCTACGGGCTTCTGACGGACCTGCGCGCAGGGGTTTCCCCGCCTTTGTCGGGCGGACAGACTCTCATTGTCCGCTCTGAAGGGCTCCTGGGGGTCAATGATGGATACGGAGGTTTGTTCTACTGGAATGCCAGCAGTAATGCGACCGACGATGGTTTGACGGCCATCAAGCCGACGGCTGTTGTGGGAGCAGGGCGGTACCTGCTGCTGCGCGGTGGGGCGCCGGCCATCTACATCGCCAAAACCACGACCACCGCGCGTGCATCAACAACGACATTGACCACGGACCCGGATCTGGTGTTTACCACTTTCCCGAATGCACCACTGGTCAGTTGGGCTTTTGAAGCGTTGCTGATGTTCAATGGGACGGGCAGCGGCGCGGGAGGTATCTCGGTTGCATTGCAAAACAGTCCAAGCGGATCGCTCGTCAACAATCCGCAAAATCTGGCTGTAGGAACGGTGAATGGGGCGGCCTTTGCTGGGAAATCAGCATGGATTGTTTCCACGACGCCAGCGGCACAGATAACCGCCGCTACGATCACGACAGCTGCTTCAGGGAATGACGCGCTGTACATCAGCGGTGCGATCAGTCAGGCCCAAGGGGGGAGCTTCGGGATTGCCTGGGCGCAAAATTCCTCTAGTGGCAATGCATGCAACATGCTGGCCGGTAGCTGGATTCGATTGTCGGTGGCTAAATGAGCGTCACTCTCTCACCGCCGATGTTTCTGCAGTTCCTCGACCCGAACAACTCAGGAGCGCCCCTGGCGGGCGGTAAACTCTTTACCTACATCGCAGGCACCTCGACCAAACAGCCGACCTGGACTGACTCTACACAGGTCACACAGAACAACAACCCGATCATCCTGGATTCAAACGGAGCAGCGAACGTCTGGCTCGATCCGGGATTGCTGTACAAGTTCGTGCTGTCGCCTGCGAATGACACTGACCCGCCGACGAGTCCGATCCGTTCTGTCGACAATGTCGAGAGCGAAATAACCAATCGTACGCTCACTCGATTCATTACTCAGGTGTTGATTGGTACGGTGTTGTATCCGCAAACGGCCGCGGAAACGGCCGCGAGCGTGACCGTAATCAATTTTTTCTATCCGCCGATGTATGTGGATCGGTACGGAACCAACTCGATTCCCGGCACGACCTCCATGACCGCGGCCTTCAATGCCGCTGTCAAGGTTGCGAAGTATGCAAGCCTAACGGCCGCCTTTGGTGGATTGGTGCGTTACGGTGTCACAGGAACTTATCTGCTGGATGGTCCCATCGACTGCACCTTGAGCCCAGGGCAGTTGCCGAGCGCGAATGGATTCACGATCCGCAACGAAGGCAATCCCCTGGCGATCACGATGAATCCGCCCAACACCGGATCGATCATCGCCAAACACACGGGCCACGTATTCGATTGCACGGGGACCGTGGGCCTCATCTTCGAGAATGTCGTGGTGTGTACGGACATCACGACCTATCCAAAAACCTGTTGGTTCCTGGCGCGCAACAGCACGGACCTGAGCAGTCAGACGATCCATTTGAAGGATTGTCGTTTTTACGGCAAAGCCAGCATCGCCATCGTCTATAACTTCGGCTCTGAAAACTACCTGCAGTTTGCGTGCACGTTCATTCAAGTTGCAACAGATGCAGGTTGCAAAACCTGCGTCTTTACCAGTCACAACGTGTTTTCACAAACATCGACCTTGCAGACTGTGGCACCGAGTGGTCAATCCACTACGGTTCTGTCTATCCGTGATGGCGAATGCCAGAATATTAGCGGCAGCGCGACGTCCGATATCCTGTATTTCGAAGGCTGCAGCAAGGTAAGTATCGATGCCACTTTCCTGGATTCAGCGCCGCCATCGAGCTCCATTCGATCACTGATTTACGTTGACACGACGACTGCTCCTACCAACACGGTATGTCTGCGGGGAGTTTCCTCAGAAGCCCAGACGCATCAATCAACCTATGGCCTCTACATCGGCAATGCCGCCCAGACCTTGTCCGAATGGGTAATCGACGGATGTGACTTGTCGGGGTCGACGAGCAAGATCTTTGCCAATACGAGCGTGGTCTGCGACGGGTTCTTCACCCGATGTACTTCTTCGGACAACAGTCTGGGAAACATCAATTTCGTAGGAACCCTGCAAAATTCGATGATTCAGGAGACCGAGAACAACGTGCTCGTAGGTACCAGCATCAACAACACGTTGATGGTGCCATCCGGCAACCTCACTGTCACCACGCGCAATGGGGACAATTGGGTCGACATGGGTGTTCACACTTGGACGCCAGGAACGGGCGCGCTGACTCACGGAGGCGTGCTCACGGTCAGCAACAAGCGGGTCGAGTACCACGGTCAGCAGATCACCGTGACTGTGATCATCAGCGACAGCGTGTCCCTCTCATGCGCGGCCGGGACCGCAATCACCGGCCTGCCGATCGCAGTGACCATCGGCGCTGCCAACGTCATTGTGGCCAATGGATCGACCGATGCGGTCATCGGGGTAGGACAGGTCAACGGCACGAGTCTGCTGCTGCCGGCGATCTCTGTAGGCGCCAATGTGAACGTCGGCATCACCGCGACCTACTTCTGTGCTTGACCGTGACCGCAGCCAGCGTAGGATTCGTAAAACGGCAGCTGGGCGGTAGCATGATGAGTGCGGTTTTGGACGAACCCCTTGAAGAATCAACGCTCTGGAAACGCATTCGACTCCTGCAGCAGTGGTATCAGGAATTGAGTCTCAAGTTGGACTCTTTGACCAAGACAGTCCACGACATCGGAAAACCGCTGGAAACGCGCGGACCCGATCCGGACCTCGATGAGGAACGCTATACCCGCCAGGAAGTGAACCTGCTGCGAGGAGAAGCCTTCCAGGAAGGCCGGCGCGCCGGTTCAAACTTCGGTGGCATTCACAAGAACGGCAATGCCAATCATGCCTGGAACGCGCTCACGATTGCGACCGTGATTGCAGCTGCAGCGTGGATTCGCGACACGTTGGGCGATCATGGGAAAACACTCGAAGCCCACAGCGCACAGTTAGCCCGCATCGAATGTCAGTTGAGCCCGGAAACCTGCCGGCAGCTGCAGGTTCCACATGTCCGCTGAAGAGCCCACTTACTGTCCTACGAATTCACAGGATGAGTCCATCAAGAGCAACACCGCTCCCGTGCAGAGCGTGCGATTCACACTGCCGAAAGATGCGCGCGAATTGATCGTCGCTGTCATATTGGCAGCATCTATGCTGACTAATCTGTGGTTGTTCGAGAAGTCATTCAACGCTGAGAAGGACCGGCAGACCTATCAGATGTTGTGTGCCGATGGCCTGACGAAGTTTGAACAAGGATCTTTTGCCGACGTCAAAGCACGAGTCATGTCCCTGGAAAGGGATGCGTTAAAAGGAGAGCTCAGTGAGCGGAATCATCATCATCAACCGAGCGAAGAAGCTGGTCACGTTGGCCACAGACCCTGATTTCTATGCCGGCCTGTCGCCTCATTGGAAAGACATCGTGGATGCTATCGAAAGCAAGCCGGAAGGTCTACGCACACAGGATGATTGCGTCATGTTGACCTGTGCTCTGCAGGTCGCCGTGCACTGTTGATGTCTGACACTTTCCACGAGTGGTTGAATACACTCGGCATCTTCGCCAGTCTGGTTTGGACTGGCGTGAGGTGTTTGATCGATAAGAAGCGGCTGAGTCAGAAATGACCGATCTTGCCGAAGCTCTCATTGGCGAAGAGGAAGGGCGAGTCAGACATGTGTATCCCGATTCCCGCGGGTTACTCACCATTGGAATTGGTTGCCTGGTTGATCCCAAGATACCCGGCGCTGGCCTGTGTGATTCTGCAATCGATGCTCAATTCGCCCACGACTCTCTCGAAGCCCGAACACTGGCCGCTCGATTCCCCCATTACAGCGAGCTCAGCGATGTGCGCAAAGCAGTGCTTGTGAGCATGTGCTTCCAAATGGGCAGCGGACCACTGCATTGGCCTGATTTCATGGCAGCCCTGGAAGCGAAGAATTACACCGCGGCCGCGGGGGCGGGCCGGGACTCCGACTGGTGGCGAGAACAGACCCCGAAGAGGGCGGAGAGGGCAATGCAGATGCTACACCTGAACACATGGGTGGCCAAATAATGGATCCGATCACGATAGCCCTGGGGCTCGCCCAGTTCGTCCCGAAGATCGTCCAATGGATCGGGGGCGATAAGGCCGGCGCGGTGGCGCAGAAGGTCATCTCGGTCGCCCAGCAAGTAACCGGCAAACCTTCCGGGGACCAGGCGCTCGACGCCCTGAAGGCCGATCCCAGCCTGGTGCTGCAGTTCCAGCAAGCCATGCTGGCCCAGGAGACGACCTTCAATCAGCTGGCGGTGCAGAACGCCGCGGACGTGAATAAGTCTCTGCAGGTCGAAGCCGCTGCCGAGCATTGGCCCACTTACTCCTGGCGGCCGGCTATTGGTTTTGCCACTGCCCTCACCCTCACCTTGGTCGCTATCGTCATTCTGATCGCCTATGGAGGCGTCATCCTGGCGAACAAGAACCCCGCAGCCCTGGCCTACATCCCTGGCATGATCGGCGCTGTGGCGGCCCTATTGGGCGCAGGCGCCATGCCCGTGCTGGGGATCGCCAGCTGGTATCGCGGCCGCATGCAGGCCGATCCGACCATCCCCACAATCAATAAAGGCTGAACCCCATGGCCACCATTACTCTGACCGCCTCCGAGCTCCACGCCATCGCACAGCAGGTCGCCACGCTGCTGACGCCTGTTGTCCCGCCCGTGGTCACTCCCCCGGTTGTGACGCCACCGGTGATCACACCTCCCGCCGCGGGGGCTTTTGTGATCTACCAGAACGGCCAGTTCAACTGGGAATCGGACTACTCGTGGAATGCCTCCATTGATTACCAGAACAAGGCCGGCAAGCCAGGCGCGACCTGCATCGCCGTCACGATCACCGCGGCTAACGGCGGATTTCAACCCTTCGCGCAGGGGAAGAAGTTCGACACCACGCCGTTCAAGTATCTCAAATACAGCGTCAAGCCGACACTGCCGAATCAGATCATCGCCACGGGATTCGCAGCCATCAATGACGTGCCAGATGGTCCCCAAGGCGGGGTTATCGTAGCTACAGGCAGTGGCACGAAGTACGCGCCCGCATTGGTCGCAGGTCAGTGGACGGACTGCGTGGTTCCGCTCGCGGACTTCGGATTGACCAACCCGCTGATCCAGAAATTCACCATCGCAGACGGCACTGGCGTTGGCAAGAATCTCTACTTCGTCGACAACATCGAACTCACTCCCTAAGCCACCTCTCCGCCAATGCGACGGCCGCCCGCAGGCAAGCGAAGGCGGCGGCCAGGATCAGAAGATCGAGGGTGTGATCACTCATCGACGCAACTCATTCGGTCGGCTGGCACGCGCGCATTCCAAGGCCAATGCATTTACCTGCTCGCGGTACAGATCGGGCGCCACCGGGCACGGCTCAACAACCCACTTCATAGAAGGCCACGGGACTGCCTCCAGGGCCTCCACAAAGGCGCGCATAGCTGGCGTGTTACCGCTCAACTGGCCGTTCTGGTACTCCAGAAGATGCCGGTCGTGCATCTTGGTGATGATTTTCGCTTCAAGCTCAGTCCAACTGTTCTTGCCGTCCTTGTAAGGCTTGGGCGAAACCCAGTAGTGCAGGGCGATTCCAATTTCTAATGGAGTCATTCGGAGGTTCTCTTCGCATGCTCGTGTGGCCCCGAGTGCCCAGCGGTACGAACGCACGGCTCGGGCTTGCCATCCGGCGCACCGATATAAGCGCATACTCCCGGTTTGGACGAAGGACGATTGAGCACATTGGTGGCGATTTGCATCACACTGTTGAGTGCGAGACGTAGGAAATCTTTCGAACAATCAGGCCCGCACCCAGCGATTTCACGCTGAATATCCGTGAGTGCTTCAAAGCGATCCACGGCGTCATTGTGCCGGCGCAGGTAATCAGATTTCAGGTCAACTACTTGCTGTTGCTGCCGCTGGATCTCTTGCACCTGAGCGTCTGTTTCCTTTGACTGCCAGGCGAGATTGCGTTTGTGCTGCTCGATCTCGGCTACTAACCGCCTGCACTCCAGTTCATAGCTGTGGGCGGTCTCGCGAAACTCTACGTTGCGATCACCCAACTCCTGCGTTGCCGCTGCCAGCCCTTCCTCGGCCAGACTCAGGTTGCCGCGCAGCTGGGTGATCTCGTCACCTAGAAGGTGCATAGCCTTCGATACGCGCTCACGAGCCGCGGCATCCAATCGTATCGAGTATTCCTCGTACGACTTCTCTTTGTGGTCCAGCCATATATCGCCGCCTTGCGAAAGGCAGGATCTCAGGAAGGACCAGAGTTCACCGCGATCTATCGGATTCGTGCTGAGCGTTGGCTCTGTTCCTGTGGTCATGAAAATGCTCCATCGAGAATGATGGCCAATGCTTGTTGTACTGCTGCCGTGCCGGAGTGCATGCCAAGCGCCTTCGCTGGCATGTGGGCTATAGAAGGCTGCTGGGATGTCAGCCACTCAATGGCGTCGTGAACGTCGTAGAGCGGTTCGAGCGCGACCAACGTTCGATAGACACGCTCGGCATACTGACGGGCCTCGCGTTCGTAGGGGGATGGATCTAGGCGCAGCCCTGCTCCTGTGGTCATGACTGCGTCTCGGTTACATAGACACGCCTATTCCACGCCCCGATCATTCCATCGCGATCCTGAGACTGCGTTTGAGGTGATATCTCACAGGCGATGTTCGGGCAACCTAGCGTCCACCAAGTATGATCGTTGGTTGCCGTATTTAACTCGGCCTCGGCGCCACAAAAAGGGCACGGACTGAGACGAATATCATTCGCATCGGCCATGGGAGCAACGTCGCTCATACTACTCTCCTGGAAACCAACTTCGATACCGGCCACTCAACATCCGTCACGCCCAAAGTTGGCATCAACTTATGCCACAGCTTCTTTTGTGAAAGCAGATACACCCGGACATGATGATAGGTACACAATGGAAGTACATAAAAATGACCTAATCGTCTATTGCCCTCAACGATGTGATGTACTTCGGTGGGATCGACTTGCTTGCCCGCTATGCACACACAACAGGGTAATTCCTTCACTCTCGCCATGTGGGCGCGTTCCGCAGCGGTGGCTGGCTTCATCCCGCGAAAGGCGACCATGTTAGATATTACCCTTTCGCTGATTAGCATTCACCGACCGCCAGGTTTCGATCAGGAGTTCCGCGGACTTGCGCTGAGCTCGAAGCTTCTCGTATCCACGCACGGCAACGAACCAATTCTCCTTCGCGGTCTGCACTTCAGGGGCGGCCTTACAGGCTCTCTTTCGATCCTCGACAGTTCCTTCCATGTGCCGGTAAGCAAGTGACTCCGCCACATCAGCCAGATATTCTGTGCGCAATACCTGTACGCGCCAGTCTGCCAACTCGACGTCTGTTGTCGCCATCCATCGCAATGCCCGCTCCATTTCATCTTCGGTCACCATGGCGGTATATTGTCATCCGGAGGACCGCTGAGTTGATCGGAATCATCGAAGTCATGCTGCGCTGTCTTGTGTGGAATCACAGCGGTTACTTCTCCCAATCGAGTGAAGCCCACAAAGGCCGCGGCAAACCAGGCGCTTAATTCCTCGGGAGTCTTGATCGTGCCCGCAGCACAGGCGTTGCCAACCACGTTCGATACCGACCGCAGGATATCCGCATCCGTGACCGTCGATTCCGTCTCAGGCTTCCCCTGTGCGTCCACGACGGCTTTCCAGCTATTCAGGCCCATGGGCCGCTTGCCATCCCGGCCGGTATCTCCGAAGGGCGTAGCGTCATAGTCGATCTTCATCCCCACGACTAATCCAGTGGGTGGAGTCTTGCACTGGCTGGCATACAGCCGAGTGCCATTGACCACGATGTAGGGTGCACCTTTGGAGGTGCGAGCCATTTCCTGGACGATGCCTATGCTCAAGATGATCTCCTAGATAAAACCGTTCTGGCTGAACAACTCGCGCTGACGCAGATAGATGTCCACCGATGCCCTGATATCGCAGCAACCCTCGCAAGGACAGTCATCCCCGTGATACTTCGCTCTGGGCTCCAGCGGTACGCGGGCAGGCTCCTGGGGCAGCTCGGCCGGCGAGCAGGTGAGGTCGATGAGGCTTTGCCCTCGATAGCGCGTCTTGTTCATACCTTCCACACCTTGCGAGCCCTGTCATACCGCGGCCAACTGATCACCGGCCAATCCATGGGGGTGGTGAACAGCGCCGGGTCCATGGCGCCGCTGTTAGGCTCTGATCGACGTCGCTCCTCCTGTTGCTGCTGGTGCTGGGCGGCCTGGTCGATGTCATCCTGTAGTTCGTCACACATCGAAATGCAACTCCTCCATCTTCAGGCGATAAGGGCAACTCAGGCTGTGACCGGGAATGCTCGCTAGCGGCGGATTCATGCTGCGCATGATGCAGTTGCAGGTGTGGCGGGACAACTCCCGCCGCAGAGCCCACACGAGTCGCTCGCGATCACCGAACACGTCGCGCAGCAGGTCGGTCGCACTCATACTGCCTCCCTTTCAGCTTTGATCCGCAACCAAACCTCGTGTCGATGGACGGGCACTATCTTCGGCGCATTGATGGCCAGGCGTACTTGGCCGCCCTTGATGCCGATCACCGTGACAATGATGTCATCGCCGATGACAATACTTTCATCGCAGCGTCTGGTGAGGATGAGTGATCCTGACATGGTCGTTCTCCTTAACTGACTTACTTGAGTTTGAATTCGTAGCCGGCCTGCGACTGGAACACTTCCCGATTCCCGCAGATGCCGCCCGCGCAAAAGTGCCCATCCGCAGGCGAGAGGTTGTAGGACTCCTCCACGTTCAAGAACCAGCCGCGCGTTTGCCAATGAGCGACTACGCCTACCAGCTCGGCGCCCATGTGGCCACCGCTGCCATCGATGTGTTGGGAAGCATGGCTGATGTGCTCACCCTGCAAGCGGACGCTGTTGGGCGCCAATGCACAGCCTTGCAGCAGTAGTGGGGCTAGGAGGAGCAAGCGCTTCATACCGCACCGGTTTTCGATTCGATCATGGATTCGATCAGATCACGAATTGCATCGGCTACTTCCCGCGATGCGCACCGCGCGTCTTCCCGATCTTTGAACAGATGTTCAGCAAGAACATCCGCTAATTCGTTGTAATCTTCCCAGACGCTCATCGCTGTTCCCCCTGCTTCGCAAGCCATTTGTGAGCAGCATCCGCATCGCGGCGAACCTGTTCCATGAACAGCTGGTGCGAGGGATCAGCTTCACAGGCAGCCACGAAGGCGGCATAGGCCTTGGCGCGGGCGGAAAGATCGTTGTCCGGGGACTTCATGACAAGCGCTCCAAACCATTGTGAGGAACGAAGCGGTAGCGGCGCGTGCCAGCTTGGTTGCACAGGATGTAGGCGTCCGGCATGTAATCACCGGGGGTAGGTTCTTTGGCAGTCACGATGAGCGAGAGGAAGCCGACCTTGACTGTCTCGCCTACTTCCCACACCTGTTTGCTGTTTCTGATCACTGTGCTGCTCCTTCAATCCGTTTGCGACTGGGGAGAAGCGTACCCCTTGTACGTGGTCATTGCAAGCACTATTTGTACGTGTATACTGTGCGCATGTCGCAAATACGAAAGTACCGCAAAGAAGCTCGGCTCACTCAGAAAGAGCTGGCGGCTCGCCTGAAGGTCTGCGAGAGCATCGTGCAGAAGTGGGAGCAGGGAGACCGATCACCTCCCCTGAAGCGTCTCAAGGAGATTGCGAGGGTACTCAAGACACCTACGGTGAATCTGCTATGAGTACATGCGAGAAATGCTGGGCAGATTCCCAGTTTGGTGGCGATTACACCAAGCTTCTGGAGGAACGCAAGGACCATCCTTGTACACCTGAGCAACAGGCCGGCCCGGACGCCTCGGAGTGCCCTGAGTGCCATCGCCTGACACTCCATCAGCATACTGGAGAGCCAATGTGCGGATGTAAGTTGTGACCTGCTGGGCCGCCATCCGTCTGGGGCTGCTGGTGGAGTTTGATCTCATGGTGTGGGGTTATGTTATATGGGAGTGCGTCAGATGAAGCGATATTCGTTCGTAGATACAGTGGATGGAATCCCTGCCGACATGGAGGAGAGTTCAGGAGGCGATTTCGTGCACTTCGATGACATCGCCCAACTGGAACGGGACTACGAAGCCACCCGCGCCATCAACGTGAGGCTGCAGCAAGAGGTGGATGAGTTGCGAGCAATCGTGACCGGACGCGACGGGAGCAAGGTATGAGCATCATTGACCGACTGCGAGTCCGTGGGAACAGCGATATCGCAGATGGCTACGAGGACAAAACCGAGCGTGGGCAGTTCGATCTGGAGGTCGTTGCCGAATTGGTGAGGTTGAGCCAAGAGAACGATGATCGCGTGGCAGAACTGAAGCGCGTCTACGAGCTCGTCCATCACTGGGCTGATGAGGCCAAGAGGCTGCAGGGGGAAGTGGATGCACTGCTTACGGCTGCCAATACGGTCCTCTCGCATTTCATGCCGAGCTTCCCAGATAGTCGGGCAGTCGATGATTGTCTCGTTGGGTTGGCTGCCGCTGTGGTCGATGCCGAAGCCCCTGGGAGCGCCCAGCAAGCCCCTGCGGCCGAAAAGTCTGATCGCCCGGAGCGCTCGAATGACTCCATAGAGCCAACAACAAAGGAGAATAACTTGAACAAGAGTGAGTTACTGACCCGATTGGGCAAACCGGACCGAATTCTGCTGCGAGGTCAGGGTATGGTCAGTCGCGCATGGTTCTGCTCAAACTGCGCCAAGGTCCATACGTTCACTCAGCCTGTGCGGGTTCCAGCGCCCTGCGAGTGCGGTGGAATTGCATTCGAGAAACGGTCATGACGTCCCGTTGCTCACATGGGACCTACATCGAAACCGTCCAATGCCCGAAGTGCGAAGACATGCGGAGGCTCGTTCGCTCAAGCGAATATCTCGGTATGGATCGCGATGAATTACGGGCGACGATCGTGGATCGCGATGAAGAGATCGAGCGGCTGAAGAACGAATTGCACGCGCTGCGCAAGCCGGAAATGATCCCATGAAATGATCCCATAGAGGTGACCGATGAGTGACCTGGACTTCGGAGATTACTGCCTCATCGAACAGAAACGGTATGGCGTACCCAACGAGATGTATGTTCACAAAGTGATCGGCCGGTTGCATTCAAATGCTTACGTCGATGTTCCTGTTGATGCAGCAGCCAATGGTTTAACTGAGAAGGTTCATGGGGATGTCGTGCCAGTCATCGCTGCGATCTGTTGCAGCATCTGTGAGCGCGAAGTACGCAGATATCGAGCTATCGATTGTATTCCACAAGCAGTGTCCGCCCCCATAGAGGTGAGCAAGTGACCCATCGAAGAACTGAAATCGAGCGTGAAGCTGATATGGCCGATTGCGAGTTATATCGGGTGATTTCGCGCATAGAACGATTGTATGACAGCAATAAGCGGGACAAAATTATCCGAGCCAACCTGGGGCACACGCTCAATTATCTGCGCAATGCTCGATTTGGACTACGGATGTTGATGCATGCGGATGATGCCGCGCGCACGGCTCCAGGTGTAGCGGAGGTGAGCAAGTGAGTGAGCATTACGAATGGATGGCAGCACTGAAGGTCAACAGTTTACATCTGACACACAACGATCATGCCTGTAACTATGTCACGGCCAAAGCGTGGATCGAGCAGTATTCGCCTGACCATTTTAAAGGCACTCCAGCGCCTTTAGTTGAGGGGATGAAAAACGCTAATTCAATTTGGCAGCTTCATATCTACCCCGATACGCCAATCGGCTCTTATAGCTGGTACGGTCCGACCTTGGACTCAGTCTTTGAACAAGCACGAGCCGAATGGCCAGAAATTCAGGCTTTGCGGTGAGCCGGCCTGAGCCGTTCGAGGTTACGCGCCCCTTGAAAAAGCCTCGTCAATGGCCCGAAGGCCCAATGATCAAATGGCCTCAGCAGACGGTGAATGAGTGGGCGATTTGGAAGCACGCGCAGGAAGAAGATATTCGTGCGCCTCAGATAGTTGCCGCCGAGGTGTTGGTGAATCTCGAAGTGGGCTGCGAACATGGTTGCGATGTGTTCGGCATCCAGCGCGATTGCCCGTTTCACTCCATCCATACAGAGAAGGCGGACGAGCGTGATTATCGCAACTTTTGGAAACTTTGAGCAGTATAATTGATGTTGGCGGCCAACTGCGACTGATCCTCGCGGGTAGCCCGATCCCTAACCGGGGGCCGCCGTTTCTTCACGTTAGGGGGAGTGTTAGGGGTATGAATTGTCACAGAAGAAATCTCTCATGATGATGCCGTGGTATCCACGTGACTTTGCATCATCCACCCGCGGCTGGCCGCTCATCGCCCGTGCGGTCTACCGAGAACTACTCGATGCGCAATGGGACCTCGGTCGTTTGCCTGCAGATCCCAAACGACTACAGGCAATTGCCGGCGCCAGTGACGAAGAATGGAGCATCGCGTGGCCCGAGATTGAGTCTAAATTTCCCTTGGTCGAGACCAGTCGGCAGAATTCCAAGCTGGAGGAGCATCGGTCCAAGTCTCACGACCTTTACGAGAAACGAGCTCAAGGCGCACGGACTGTGAACGCTCAGCGTGACGGAGTGCGTGACGCAGTCCGACCCGCAGTGCGTGACGGTGAGCGTGCGCATCCATCTCCATCTCCATCTTGCCTCCTTACGGAGGCAAAAGATGGAGAGGAGACGCCTAGCACCAAAAAGGTGCGGCGTCCCTCTCCAGAGGAAGAGGCGACCGAGAACCGGAAGAAGGTCATCCGCGAGTACATTGTTAAATTCCCGCAGTACCGCGATGCGCCTTCCACTCTGTCGATGCTCTGCAAGGAGCCGGTCGAGGAAGTCAAAAAAGAATTGGAGTTGATGTTTGCCGAAATTGGCAAAGCCAACCTGTTCACTAATCAGCTTGCGGCTCACCTGACACGCTCGTGATGCTGGGGCCGTGCCGCGCGCATGAGGGCAGTTGACATGACGGCTGATACCTGAGAGGCTACGACCTCACCACGGAGACACTGATGCTCGCCTTTCACTCAGACCCGAAGATCAAAGCCAAGTACCTCACCAGGGTAAAAGCCCACGAAGCGGCTGACGAGATCGTTCACGGCAAGTACTGGGAACATGGCAAGGGTTGCGCCGTGGGCTGTTCCGTGCACAGTTCCGAGCATGCGGCATTCGAGACCGAGATGGGTATTCCACGCATGCTGGCCCGCCTCGAAGACACGCTGTTCGAGGGGCAGGCGAATGGGGATAGCAAGCGCTTCCCGGCGCGGTTTCTGGAGGTTATCCCGGTGGGAGCGGACTTATCACGGGTACCCTGGATTTTCCTTCATTGGCTGCTGACCGAGGAATTGGTTGGCCGAGATAATCCCCGCGTCGCGAAACAGATCAAGGCTTGTGCTGATGTGCTCGTGCCGCTGATCAAGGCAGAACCGGTCGACCGAGAGGCGGCACTGAAAGCGCGGAGTAAGGCACGATCCGCCTACGCCGCCGCCGACGCCTACGCCGCCGACGCCGCCTACGCCGCCGCCTACGCCGCCGACGCCGACTCCGCCTACGCCGCCGACGCCGCCGCCGCCGCCGCCGCCGACGCCGCCGCCGACGCCGCACGGCGAGCGGCTTACAAGCGCATGGCCGAGAAACTGCTCGAACTGATGAGCCAAGCGCCGGTGTCTGCGTGATCCACGGGCGCTATTCGAGCTACACACGGGGCTGCAGGTGCGCGCTGTGTCGCAAGGCCAATTCGGTCTATAAGACAGGCCGGGTGACCCAACAACGTGCCGAGCTCAAGGCGCTGCGGGCGAAGCTGAGGAAGGCCAAATGAGAATTTACTGGGGCTTGCTGCTGCCACCGCTGGTGAACATTTCGATGGGGTGTCTATTCCTCGTCATCGCCTGCATCAACGGTTGGCACTGGTGGTCGTATGTGATCTTTGGTGCCGCGGTGATCATCGGAATCTGGATGATTCGCAACAATATTGCCCAAGGTTGGGGCTGGCATGGTCAGCGATGAGCGAGAAGACCTTCAAATTTGGTGAGCTGTCGGCCGAGTTGCGGGGCAACGGAATGCTGATCGTGCAAGACCGCTGGGACACCGTGGTGTACGACTCGAAGGAAGCGTTAGCTCTGCGCGACTGGCTGAACGAGGTTTTGCCTGCGGGAGAGGCCAAATGACCGGTGAAGGCTTCGCTTATGTCGTTTGGCGCCACCGAGCGAAACGATCGACAGAGATCTGCGTCTGCAGGATTTGTAATCGCTGGGCTCGCAGGTGCTGGCGGGAAGGGCCGCGATGACCGTTCTGTGGTTCCTATGCGTGGTGCTGGATCACAGGAGCGGTGAGCAATGCACGCCCTTCCCTCCCGTAACCTACGAGCAGTGCGCCCAGCAGCAGCGTGAATGGGCCGCAGAGGCTCTGGGTTGGGCGATCAGGAGCAAGGTGGCTTGGGATGCCCCCATGAGCCTATGTATGCCCCTAGAGTCTCCTGGTGAGGCACAGACGTGATTCCGTATCCGAGCGTTCCCCTCAAAGGTGATAACTGCCAATGCAGGTCATGTGGAGAGGTGTTTCGGCGGACTTCGACCTTTACCGCCCACAGGTACGGCCCCATGACCGATCGCCGCTGCCACGACAGCATATGGATGGTAGGCAAGGGCTGGGCGAAGGACTCCAAGGGATTTTGGAAGCGGGGCGGTCGATTCGTACCTGTGATCCCCGTTATCGGGGTAGAGGCACAGACATGAGCGAACGATTCGTGAATGGTGCGCGGGTAAGCAGCCGCAACATCGGTGACGGCATTGCTCTTGAGCTGAGCCGTGAACTGAAGGTTTTCGTGATGGCATTGGACACCGGAGGCTATCGGGTACTCGGACGCACGGCTTCGGATCCAGACGGGGTGCGGCGCCTGGTGAAGCGGTTGAAGCCATGAGCGAGCCGCTGGCGGATCGGTTGCGGTTCATTGCAGGATATCTGGACCGAGTTGGCGCCACTGCGGAAGAGATCGTGATGGCGGTCACGGTGTGTGAAGCTATCGCCGCGCTCAAAGCGACCCCGTCCGAGACGAACGCTGAACCAACGCCGGACATGATCAGGCAAGGTGTTTGGGCATGGCAACGACACGTGCGCGAATCAACTGCTGACGATGTACGTGCGATCTACATGGCCATGCGACGCATGGAAGGTCGTATGCAGATAGCCTTACTTGAATGACAATATATGGGCAAACTGAAAGATGACGAGATCGAACGGCTGCTTACGGCTCTCAGGCAAGTTGTAGGCGCTGCGACACTCGTCGAAGCCGAAGTAATCGCCCTGAAAGCCCCCTCCCCATGAGCGAGCCACTCTCATCGGATGCGAAGACCGTCAAACATGCGCGCGGTGCTGACGGGCAAGGTCGCACGCTCTGCGGCGTCGCGGTAGAAGGTACGCACGACGATTATTTCAAACCGCCAGCGTTCGCTTCTCTCCATTGTTCTGTCACGTGCGCCGACTGTCGCAAGATCATCAACCATTGTCAGATCAATTTTACGCCGCATGCGAAAGTGAGGTTCGACCGTGGCTGATGTTATTCGCACCTCAAAGGATCGGCCCGCTGACTCAGCCGCCCGCGAAGAAGCTTGGCATTCTTTCGCCAACAGCGAACCTGCGCCAACACACAAAGATTGTTTCCATGCTGGATGGGTCTCTGGAAAAGGCTACGCGCGACTCGCTCCCGAGACGAGCGATATACGAGAGCAGATACGCACAGGCTGCGATGCCGCGCTGAAATTTACGATGCCCACCGCTGTCGCCGAAATCCTCGGCAACATCCGAGCTCTGGTCAGTGATAGACCCGCTCAGAAAGCCTCGGCATGCCCTAAATGTGATGCTGTCCGCAAGCTGGGTCTGACATCCTGCTTCGAGCATGCGCCCACTCAGAAAGCTTCCTCATCATGAGCGAAGTGCTGCTGCTGAAGCATGGCAATCCGCGCGCCTACCGGCTGTGCGATACCTGCTAGAACTATGCGGTCAACCTCTCGTTCAGAGGCTGGTGCCCTGCTTGCGAGTGGGAGTGCAAAGAGGTTGGCCGCAAGGCGCGAGCGAGACTCGCCGCTCTGTCGCCTCCAGCGCAGCCGTCCAGTGACCCCATAGGCACGGCGGTACCTGGGAGCGATGAAACGCCCGTGGGTACTGAACCAGGAGTGTGAGTAGGCTGTGCATGGTATTGTCCACGCAAGTATCGTACCGCAGCCATTGCATTCCGTCCATTGCGGTGTATACACTGCCTAGCAATAACTACAACGCGAGCGTGGCATGATCGAAATCATCAAGTACCCGAATCGTCGGCTATATGGCCCGCAGAAGCTCACGGGCAAGCGTGGCTACCTGACGCTCGGTGACATCCGCAAACTCATTGAGGAAGGTGAGCGAGTGTGTGTCCGTCCTCACGGCAGTCGGCGCCTGATCACCGAGGAGGTGTTGTTGGAGATTCTCAAGGAGCGCGAGTTGGAGCGCCCGCGGATGACGCAGGAGCAGATCTGCAATCTGATCTGTGCGCCGTGAGAGCTGCGGACGATGGATTACAGCAACCATGATCCTAAACCCTGAAGTGCTGCAGGATATCGACGCCGAGGATCTAAGGCCGGGAGTCCTCACTTACGTCATACCCGAGGCGCCAGCATTCAAGGTCCGCATCAATGGACCCAACCTCGACATCTCGCTGGCGGTCTGTTGTCCCGAAGACATCGGAATCATCGAAAAGCTGCTGGTGAAGATGAGAGCTTCGCTCAGCGCCCCCGAATCCCCATGACCAAGCCCGGATTCTTTGACAGGTCTCCCACCATCCGAACCCACGGGGAAATGGTGGAGCGATTGGCGATGAGAACAGGACAACAGTTGCTAATACCTGAGAAGGGCAATGGTGAAGTGGTGAGCTGCCTCTTTGCAGAAGCAACGAATAATGTTTTGGCAGGCGATCAGGCCAATGTTATTAATGATGATTCCCTTGCTGGTTCGCTCAGCGGCCCCACGGAATCTTCCGGGCCTGATCGCTTGCCTCCCCCTTTTGGCAGCAGCGGCGTGGACAATGACACCCGGTCCGTAGGTCTAACTCCTCCTCGGGAGCATGGGGCCTGTACTGGTGAGGCATCCGAGGGTGAATTGCCTCTAGCGGGGTGTAATTCCCCGCCTGCTGCCTCCCTATTCACTCCAGTTGAAGGCAGGAGCGCAGGCCACGATAACCTGAGCGCTCAGGTAGTAACTTCTATGAGTCCTGCGACTCCTGCCGCCCTACCCACCCCCAGCG